CAATGATAGGAAGGGATGCAGAAAATGTTGCACGTTCTGCATACATTAAAACACATAACAGACTATCATTCCAGCCCCAGCCTCTGACGCCTTCTGCGAATGATTGCTCAAAAAGTCTGTCGTAATTTTCTATTAGTGATTCTATGTGATTTTCATAAGCCTGCATAAACTTTTTGCGGCTAATGATTGTTCCTCCGCCTGCAGAGTAGTGTGGGTAGTGTGTAATACCTCCACGTGACTTCACCCATTCCATTGCGCATGGCGCAATAGCATTTTTTATGTTAGGTATCATTACTAAGTCTACTGACTGGAAACGAAAACGCTCCTTAATAAGGATGTCTTCTTCCATCAACATAACATATTCATTACTGATAATCTTACAAGCTTCGTAAATTCTCTCTAACCATAACTTTGCCTCTGATGCAGTCCAACCATATCGACTTGGCTTTTGTGGATACCCATGCGATTCATTTCCATGGATATAGCCTACCGCGCTGTGTTTTTGTGCAACTTCTGAAAAATCTTCACCGGCATCCGATGAGATTACCAGATGAGAATCTGGATAATTCTTGCGCATTCTGCCTAGAACATAATCAGCACTTTCTATATTGCTATGACCCCAGAGGTAAAAACCTAAAACTGATGAACTCATGATACATATTTAACTAGACCTATTTTTTCATGCAGCTCCTCTTTCCAAGGGGCATACCGGTCATACTGATGTACAATACAATATGGCTTACCATCAGGAGTGCAAACCTTTCCATCAATCATTTCAGGAACTTCAACCAACATATTTTCTACGTAAGTTCCGCTACGAAACCTTTCATAAGAATTATACGGTGTGCGTGGTCCAGTTGACCATTCAGGGCTATTGAATGGTATTGCTGCCAGTGTTCCTAGATTTGCCACAAAAGGTGTGTCTGCTGGGACAATCTGTGTAATTTCAGCAAAAGATTTTCTGATGAGTAAATTATAGAAATGTTGATCTATAAAACCTGCAGGGTCTTTTGTAAAAAACGCTGCTTGATACATTGCCTCGCATAAGTCGATAAAAGCCTCCTTTTCTCCGCAAAAAACACCTGAGCATAGAGTTTCGGTATCAGCTAATTCTCTAAAAATGTTTTCACCAAAATGAAATTGCACTCCATCACCATTCCAGTCCTCATGCTTATATTTAACACCTTCAGCGCTTGCATAAATTTTATGCACATCATCGATATATGAAGAAAGCCATTCAGCCGGATTGCTTTGAAACAGTACATCTCGAATGTCAGTATGAAGTACATAGTCTATGTCTACACAATAGTCACTTTTTAGAATTTGTGCATAATCACGAAACCTTTGTGTGGCAATGTGCGTCAGACCTTCCTCATTGGCTACCAATACATAAAAATCCTGTTCTTTAAAATAGTCTGCTAATTCTTTTGGAGGGTCGTACATTATGACAAAAACCTTACCATCAAAGCCTGAAGCCTTTAGACTCTGGGTCCAAGGAGCTACGTCTTCAATACTATAGCCTTTACACGCTGTGAATATCGCTAACTTCTGTTCTTTCTGCATGTGTATTATATTTGTTTTCAACATTATTCTTGGTTTCTTCAAGGAAACTTCTTAGATACTCTTCTGAATATGTGCCTAACTCTTTTTCAGCAAACCACAGATTCTTTCTAATCCGTGTAATTTGATTAGGTGGAGTGGTTGAAGACGCAATCAGCTTTTTAGCAGCTTCTGCACATTCATCAAAATTACCTACCCAAAAAGAAGCAACAGCAAATTCATCTAATCCTTGCCATTCATAGACAGAAGCCGTTACAAAGAGGATGTCTTGATGCGGGTAAGGCATGGTTGCACAAGCCTTTAGTAGTTGGTATGCCTGATGCCATTTTTGCTCATTTTTATACATCATAGCCACGTGATAAATTGGCTCAGCTCTCCACGGACGACGCATCCAGCACTTTAGCATATGTGTTGAAACTGCATCGATGCCATCACCTCGGTGAGTCATACACCACCCTGTCATATAATCAGAAAACCAGGCCTCCTCGTCCCACGCGTCCTCGTTTGCGCAGCGAGTATACCAATGAATGGCTTTATCCCATTGGCTGGTATCGCGGTATGACTGCGCCAAATAAAACATGTACCGATGATTATTTGGCTCATCAATTAAACCTTGTTCTAAGAGACTAATGTCTCTTTCAAACTTATCACTTTTAGAGCCTCCGTCGCTGATATCATTAAACCAAAGATTTTCAATTCTTGCGCGGTTGCGTAAGCCATCGGCTGGAGAATAATACTCGTGAGTTACACCAATACAACGCCAATCTCTTTTTGCATTGAGTATGCGAAAGTTGTAATAGCGAGTTCCGTGATTGTCCTGTATAACATCAAACCCATCAATTTTTTCATCCAACATGTTCTTATCAAAACCTTCATCCACCAGCACCATATCGGCGTCAGTTAATAAGGTCCAATCTCCCCATTTTGCAGCATAACCTAATGCTTCATTGCGGTTGTGACCAAAGTTAACCCAGGGCCTTTCGATAAGTTCTCCTGGTTTGTCTTTGAGAAAATTCTTAATGATTTCCTGTGTTCCATCAGTTGAGCCTGTGTCAACTATACACCAGGAATCGATGAGATGATAAACACTTTGCAAACACCTTTCTATGATACGTGATTCATTCTTTACGATCATATTCAGGCATATCTTATTTTCTGCCATTGTTTGTAATTTGTTTATTTATCCTTCCTAGCGGAGTGTGATTTCTTGGGAGTTATACCTTCTGGAATAGCCCGTTCAAAAACTAATTCAGGAGCCTCTTTGTGAGTTTTTTCCGCCGTTGCGCTTTCATTATTGTATTTTTCCTCTGCGGTCCTTAATGGCGCAGGCCCTTTCTTAAAAGGTTTCTTTTTAGGAGTGTACAGGGCCTTACTGATAATTGCAGCCAAGTCTTTGTCAATTTCTAAAGTTAACTCTCCGTTAATCAGCGCTGTGGCAAATTTACCTCTACCAGCTTTAATGGTTAACTCGTAACCTTCTTTTGTTTTTTCAATTTCAAATGCGTTTTTCATAGTTTTTTGTTTTTTGTTTACGACCATCCATACTGTTTTTGATACCTCATCCAGTTTTCCACGTCTTTTTGGATGATCATTGATACATCATGAATTTCTCCGGTCTTTTTGATTCGTGTTACCACGTAATGAAACCACGAGTCCTCAGCGTCCTCATAGTATTGCACCACGTGCTTGGAGTGCTTTTTATTCAGTGTTGCGTACGGTGTGCAATCCTGTAAATACTCAGTGTAGTTAAAAGGTGCTCTCCAACTCATATTCCTTATATGCTACAATTTTTTTACCCGCGCTTATCAGCTTATCAATGCAAGCTTTAATCATATTTGTATATTCGCTAGGGTAATCTGTTGTGTGTATTTGTGAAGACTTGCGATACACTGGAAAAATAGTGGCCGAGTTTTCCATGTGCGAAATTTCATTTATTTCAAAAATGCTGATAGAAATGCCGTACTGGTCTTCAAAGCATTTTACTATATAATCGCCTATTCCAATTCCTACAAGAGCTTGCTTTTCTCTTCCTTCATTATAGTAGTATGCACGTTTTGGCTTTCCTTCTCTGCCTAGAATAATAGTTGCACGTTTTAAATCTTCAAATACAGTTAGACTTTCCCATAAACACGGAACCCCGCTGCGCGTGCGTGCAATCTTAATCTTTTTGTTGTTAACTTCTGTCGTTTCTTTCATGTTGGTTTATTGAATATAAAAATACTTGCTAAGAATTTCATGTGATACTTCTTGCGTGATAGGTTCTTCTCCATTAACCACAGCTGCTACGTCAGTTAAAAAATTTCTACCAGCATCTGTAATGATGTAATTCTCGCTTACCATAGTAAATAAAGGCTCTCTAAGAAGAAAAAAGATTGGAGTCTTTACACCTTCACTTTGAATGTCTTTAGCTAATTCAAAATGTCTTTCGTAATAGTGCAAATTGTCTGCTAAGTGGTGATAAGTTCCTAACTCTAGGCTAGGGTATTTTTCTTTTAACCAATACCACATAGTTTGCATAAGTGTAGCAAAAAATGGTGCATCGTATGTTAAGCCGTAAAAGATGTCGTTGGAGCGCATTTGGACTTTCATATTCAAGCGGTTATTGCGAATCCAAAAGTTAATATACATGGTGCAAACAAAATCCTTGTTGCCCTCGTATTGATACTTAGGTTGATTAACAAAAGAGATTGCTTGACGAGTATTAGGGTCTTTTATTAGAGAATCTTTTGCCCATTGTAACTGGCGCCCAAAAAGAATATGGCCATAGTTGGAATTAGCAAAACCATTATCCGAGATGTTTTTCCAAAAACTGGAAAAGTTATTGATCCAATCAATACCACAGTCTCGACTCATATACCAGGAAAGTTCGCCCATAAAATACTTCCAGTTAAACTCTCGAGAATCAAAGTCAGGAACTGAAAAACGTGGGTCAATTTCTAAATGAGCAAGCTCCATTTCACGAACTTTTAACCCCCTAGGTGCAGATTCATATCCGCCATTTTCTATTTTTTGCAGGGATTGTTTTGTTACGTAATTAAGTGTTTTGGTAAACCAGGAATGGTTAATTTTTGTGTCTGCGAGAATTTCTTGTACTTCCATTATTGATTGATAAATTTGTTAACTTTGTTAAGTATTTCTTCTGCTGGATAATAGCCATTTTCATCATGTACACGAATTAGCTTTTTGTTTTGTACTTTGCTATTTTGAAAGGCCTCCATGAATATATCCAATTCTTTTCTTTTGTCTTCAATTTTTGCCGAGTATGATTTTCCATCATCTTGGCTTGCAATAAAATCAGGATCAGCTACCAGGAGAATAAGATATGCCTGTTCCTCATTTTCCAAGAAACGTTCTTCGAGTTGTGGAACCCATGTATCAGGATATGAGTCACGGTACATCGTTCCATAGACGTGTTCACCCAAATGCGAGCGATTCCAAATGACAATATCTGAAGTGTCCCAGTATTTTTCTACCCGCCACTTCATCATATTTAACTTAAAGTCCTCTTTTTGAAATTCTGTTTTGTCCTCGTTAGTTTCACCTAATGGGTAACCCCAGTGCACCATTTCAGTCTTTTCGTACGTTTTTTGCAGGCCTGTAACCAATGTGTCTTTTCCTACACGGTCACAGCCCTCAATGATTACAAGCTTAGTTTTTGACATTGGGATGAAATTGAGTTTCTTCAAAGTAAAAGGTATCAATTGCAACATACTCGGTATCAGGCATGTAAAGGCAGCTCCAAGTAGCCTCGTGGTGGTGATAGAGATGAACATGCAAAGGTTCGTATTTTATTGAGTCTACACAAATTACGCAATCAGTGTAGTTTATGCAATTAGTTCGAATCTTCGAAGAGCCTGTTTGAAGTTTTTTGTTTGAGCCGTACGCATCACAATCCGCGTTCTTTGTAGATTTGCAGCCAAAAAGCGTAAAGGCGGCTGCAACAATGAATAATTTTTTCATAAATGTTTAAAGAATTTAGTATTATATACTCAAGTTGTCAAAAGTTTTCGCAAATGTAGTAATGAACGGGAAGTGGTCAGAAAGTCTACGATTAATTACCACCTGTTCAATTGGCTTAAGATTGCCCGAGCTTACACAGTAATCAATTCGCCCCTCGTTACAATGAGTATCCTGTGTTCCAATATCAAAACATTCATTTAACGTGTGTCGGTGTGAATTAAAATCTCCGCCAAAGATACAGTCTCCGGTAGTTGGAACTCGTGATAGCTGTTTCCATGCTCGGTGAACATGATGCCCTCGGCCGGCTGGCATGTGAACGTTGTAAATCTTTACCGGTCCGCCGTCAAATTCCACAATGATTTCTTGTAGAACGCCTTTTTCCTTTTTTAAATCTGATAGCAAATAACTTTTTGCTGATAAAATAGGAAGCTTTGAAAATGCTGCTAAACCATAAGTTCCAGGGTTCATATCCAGCCTCTTTGAAAATACTGGAACCCAGCCGCTGCCTAGCGCATTGCGAATTGCAATTACCTGGTCTATGCCTTGTGATCTTGATGCCCCTCTATCAACCTCTTGTAGTAAAATTACATCCACATCAGCCTTAGCTATTTCATGCATAAATGCAAATACATCAATGGTCTTGTCGTCCTTCATGCAGTGTCTTATGTTCCAGCAAAGAACTTTAAGTTTATCCATTGTAATATGTTTTTCAGTATTGTTTATATTCATGTAGTTTACTTTAGTTTCTAAAAGAGTTTAGTAGCTATCATAGGCTGCATTGGAATACCTTCGGTAAATGTAATTTGTTTAGGATATGTAAGCTCGCTAATAGCCTTTAGGTGGTCGCCATTATAAGGGGCAATTTCTTTTTGGTATTTTTTCTTAATTTCTTCTAGTGCAATTTTATACTTTTTAGAGCGGTCAGTACTATTGCGATAAATAGTAGACTCACCTTCATCATAATAAAACCACGCGGTACAATTATTTACCTGATAGTACCGATGTTTGCAGCGTAGCATTAGGTTAAAAGAAAACTCCTTGTCTTCCATGTCCTCTAGGTTTTCATCAAAACGTACACCTAAGCCTGCGCGAATAGCAAATGCACCAGTCGCAAATGACGTTAACCTTTTGAATGTTATCTCTTCTGGTACTTCCGAACTGGGCTTTTTCTTTCCAATGTAGGTTAAACCCAAAAGTTCCCAATCCGCTCGCGTAGTTATTCTGCTGATAATGGAATCTAATGTTGCTAGAGATGTAAGGTCGTTATCGATAAAAATGCCAATACCGCCTATGTTATCTAACTGTTCTAACAAAACATTACGCGCGGTTGCCGGGTTCCGCGGTGGCACGTCTAAATAAATGATTCTTTCATCTGCCACATAATCTTCTGCTTGATAACCTTGGGAAGCTACATAAATCTTATCGAACTTATGGTTTTCCAATAACCAGATTAGTTGCCGATTGTGTATTTCTTTTCGGTGATCGCGTAATGTTGAACCTTCCGGCCCACAGTACGATGGAATAAAAACGTTGACTTGTGTGTTCATTGTTAAAAGAGTGCTGTGTTTTTAATCGAGGTTTTATCCTCAGTCTGCTCCTCGCTTTGTTTATAGTTGTTCTGCTTGATAAAATCTGAATTGGAAAATTCCAGATTTCCTTTGATATATTCCAGCACCTGGTAGGTCCAATCCCTCGCAGTATTAACCGGAACATTCTGAGTGATATTAGCAAAACCTTTATGGGCTAACTTATAGTTATGAGGAATTCCCATCATATGCATATATTCACGGACATTTAACCACCTTTCACCAGAAGGATGCACGCCTAATTGAAACAGTCTTCCTACCACTGCCATTGACGGGTCATTACTACTGAGTAAATGTGGTGTAGAATCCCAAACCTTCTTCACCTTGGCCCTTTCCAAGAGTCTTAAATGCGCCTGCGCAGGTTTATCATCACGTGTGCGAAGGTATTCGATTGCAGCATCAACCTTCCCAGAAGAAAAGAGATACAACAATAATGTTTTGTGCCCTGCATCAGCGATTTCACTTAGACTTTTCTTTTCTACCTGTGTTACCCATTGAACTAGAGGATCATCAGATAACTGTGAGCCTTGGTTAAACTCATTTTGATATGATGCATCGGCGGGTATTTGCTTTAAATAATCAGCAGTACTAATTGTCGCAGCCTTGGTGTATTTCATATACGGGGCATTTTCATTGTCCCAGAAAAAGTAGAAGCTGCGGTCGCGTTTCTGAGGTATTCCATGCAGAACAGTTGAAGTTTTTACCATAGAAAATGAATAGCCATATTCTTTGGCAATGGCGCGCAATTTTTCCACGACTCCTGCGCCCATATTGGTAAATAGACCGGGTGCATTTTCTCCCCAAAGTACGCGAGGTTGTATATGTTCAAGTACAAACCTGGATGATTTGTACATCCAGTCATTTTGTATTGCATCCGAGCCACGCTTCTTTTCTGAGCCTTCCTTGGTAGAAGAATTCAATGCAGATAACCCAGCGCATGGACAAAGACTAACTACAAAATCAACTTTCTTTAAGTCCATTTCGCGGTCCCATACCACATCATCGCTATCCTGGATAAGGCCAAACGGAACATCAAAGTTTTCACGTGTATGCGCGTCATTGCCTGCAAATGCATCGTATGATACAATATACTCAGGGTCCTTTCCAGTAGCGGCTTTGGCTCCCATTACCATTCCACCTATCAGAGGTATAATTGCGGAGTAGGTTATTTCTTGTTCTTCCATCTTAAAATAGTATTGTTGCTTTTTGTGGTTCTGCTACCTTTGCAGTATTGTCCTGTTTATAAAACCATTGTCCAGAGGATGGCAATTCTCCTTTTAGATATTTGAGTACTTCTGCTGTCCAATCTGCTGCTGTGTTTACCGGAACATTTTGGGCAATGTGGTTATACGAAACTTCAGGGTCTAATAATTGGTAGTCATGAGGTAGACCCATAAGGTGCATAAACTCACGAACTGTTAGAAACCTAGGTTCTTCTGGATGGACAGCGCCCCACATATTTTTGCTAATCACCGCATTAAAGGAGTTTTTATACAATTTAGTAGATGAATCCCAGTAACCTTTGCCATCCATTAGTTTTTCCTTAATATGAACCAAGGCACGGTATTCATTACTCTTTGGGTAATGTGTGCCTGACCATTCAATGGCCTCGTCCAGTAAATCGCGATTAACCGTGTACGCAAAAAGACTAGTTTCACCAGAATCCATTAACTCTTGGTGTGTTGAACCTTTTTCCTTAGTAAGGAATGTATAAAGAACCAAGTCCTGTAATGTCCAACTGTGAATGCTTTCCTGTAAACTGGCATTTTCTGGTATTTTATCAAGATACTCTTTGAGAGTAGGAGTTTCCTTTTTGTATGTTCCCAATATTGGTGCATGGTCAGAATCCCAGAAAAAGTAAAAAGTTCTCTTTCGTACTTGAGGAACGCCGTGGAAAAAAGTGTCAGTTTTAACCAGGGACAGCGAATAACCGTATGCCTTTGCAATAGATTTCATTTTTTCCACTACCCCTTCGCCAATTGCTCCGTATAGGCCTGGTGCATTTTCTCCCATAAGAACTCTTGGTTTGATGTTTTCCAACACAAAGTTAATGGTGTCATACATCCACTGATTCTGCGCCGCATCCGAACCGCGAGCTTTTCCACTTTCAGTTTTCTGTGATGCATTTAGCATAGAAAGACCTGCGCATGGACATGTACTGGAAACAAAATCTACCCGGTCAAGGATTGGTGTGTGCTCGTGTTCATCCAATGTAATGAAAGGTACATCTGACCAGTAGTTTTTAAGATGGCTTTCGTTAGCAGCAAATGCTGAATAACTTACCAAATACTCAGGTTTCTTACCGGTGGCCTTTTCATTTCCTAATGCAAAACCGCCAATCAGCGGTACAATTGCTGCCCATTTTACATCTTCAATGCTTTCTTCACTTCGTCTTTCCATATTTCTCTAAAGTTATCGATTTGGTAATGTTTTTTCATTTTATCCATGAGTTCTTCACGTTCCTCTGGGTGTGCCTCATAATACGATATTATGAGTTGAATATCTTCGTGGCTTTCTGCGGTAATTTTTTCCTGGAACTCCTTAGGAACTGCCAAGTACGCAGGGTCGTATCGGTAGTCCAGGATTGGAAACACATTCAATGAGAGATACAAACACATTCTCCAGTTGTAAATGTCATTGATTGCGATGTTTTTTGGCATAAACGCGTATTTGTATTGCGCCAATGTAGGGTTAAGTTCGTTGGTGTCAAGATATCCACGATACATTGGGTGATTGGAAACATTTTCCCACAATTCTGCGGTTTCTGTGTCCTTACTACGTTTTTCTTGAAACCGTGAAATTGATGCACCTTCTTTACGGCGCTCGTGGATGATACCGTCCATTTTAGGCGGTGCGTAAATATCGCTTTCTTCCAATCGCAAATCTTTTAAATACTTATTCCACACATCTTTTCGCGTACCTTTACTTAGGAAAATTGTCCCGTAGTAGATAAAGAGCTTCTTTTTGGTTTGGTCAATAAGATGGTTCTTTTCGTAGAACAAGTGTTGTAATTCAGCAATAGGAAATCTTTCCAAGTCACGTGTTCCGCGTTTATCCTCTACTAATGCAAAGTTAACATGGTCTTTTGATACCTGGTCAAAAACACGGTAGTAACTGCCTGGGTCCACTACAAAGTAGTAACTGCGTTTAAACTCGGGTTGGTCAATGTAGTAACGACCTAAATTAAAGGCCAAGTTCTTCATCCAGTATGTGTAAGTTAGAAGAGATACATGATAGTCGTACTTTTCAGTTACGTCTTTGCAAATACGATGTATTTCAGAGATTACTTCAGAGTCGTCGCCTACATAATCATGGAATTCATTTCCGCGGTTAATTTCTCCTCTTACGGTTTTGGTGTTAAAGTAGTCCTTTAGCGGTAGAAAAAGAAAGCGCTCATCCAAGTACATTACATGTTGTACCGGAGTTTTTGGTAATGATTTGCGGAATTCTTTCCATAATTGCTCCTTGTTATAGAGGTAGGAAATTGCGTCTTCATCCTCCATTTCTTTTACCCGTTTCAGTTTGGACTCCTTAAACTGTAAGAAATCTTTGGCTGTGATAACATAAATGTTACTAAACCCAAAGTCCAATAACCTTTCACCTTCATTCTCGACTCCTAAAAATATGAGGTTGTACTTTGGCGCAAGGACTTCTTTTACAAAGTCCTTCATCCACCCTATGATGTGCTTCTGCTCATCAGAGAAAACTAGGCGTGAAAAAATAAGTGCCATTGTTTCCTTGTTAGGATCTAAAGGCTGCGGGTTAATCGCGGTAATAAGGTCATGTTCTTTTATGGGTGCATCAAATAATGGCATACTTAGAATTTTGTAAAAATTAGAGTTGTTTCATGTACTTTTGTGAGGAACGAGTAGCGATAGTTACGTCGAAATGTAAAACCCGCACCAGGTGAATTGTTTTCAGTATACAATTTGTCATACAGGACAAACCCAGCTTTCCGTGCAGCAGTTTGGAAGTTATACTCCATATCTATCAAGCCAGCAGTACCTACTCGTACTGAACCAACTGTGAAGATGACTGGGTGAAACTTCTTCTCTGCGTAGTTAGAGGTTTTAACTACTCGATGTAACTGCGTAAACATTTTTTCAATCTGTGCATCAAATTCCTCGTTTTTCATGTAGGAAAGGTCGCCTTCTTCTCCTGAATACTTTTCAATTCCATAATATGGCGGACATGAAAAGACAGCATCAAAAAAACCATCTTCTAAATGTTCTAGGCTAGTACCATCACCATGTACCAACTTACAGAACGCCGTGTTATTTGGAAAGTTCTTTTCAATCATTGAGCGATTATGTTCTACAGTTTTGGCGCAAGTGTCAAAACCATAGTATTCCCTTCCTGTATGTATCGTCATAACTGGACGTGTCCCGCGTCCCATAAAAGGGTCCAAGACCAAATACCCAGGTTCTGTGTAATACTCCAGGATAAACTTGGCCTGTGTTGGATTGTAGATGGAATAACGCAAGTTTTTTGCGTATCCACCACCACGAGCAACAGCTTCGCCTTCAACTATTCCCAAATCAGTCTCGTCCTCACCAATCATATCCATAAGGTGTGAGTCCTTACCAAACTTCATCACAGATTTTGGGATGCCTCCAAAGCAGTCTTTGAAGTTGATATCATCGATCCGTTTAAAAGGTTGATACAATGAGTTTTGTGGAGCGTCGAAAAGTGCCATTAAAATAGCGCAGTTGATTTATTAGTATTGTAAGGTACCTGCTTCCAGCCTTCCAGGAAGTAGAGTTCTTTGTCCAGGATTTCCTTAATGCCTAGAACTGGAATGCGGCCAGTATTTTCCAATTCTTTTACTCCTCGTGCAAAAGAGGAATCCACCAATTCTGTTAAGAGTTCAGTATCATTTTCTACCTTTTGCGTGTCTTTTCCTAGCGCAAAGATTTTTTCCAGCGTTTTAGGGATAACTACCGAGGAATCAAAGTTTTGATGAATTACCTCATATCCAGTGTCGCGGATACGATTGTAGGCAATTGGATTGTTAGCTATTTCCAGCATTTTATCCACTACTTGTGGAATGTCTTGGCCGTTTGAAAAGATTGCCAAATCAGGAATGTTGAAGAATGGTGTTCCATCAAAAGACTTATTGTGCTTGCCCCAGTGTTCATCAAACAGTGGAACTGTACCAACACCAATAATTTCAATTTGCGTATACTCCATGCGGTTTCCATAATCTTCCGGATTCTTTGGAAGCGAATAGAATGCCGAGCCAAATAGATTTTGTGCCACGAATTCCAGACCCCAACGTCGTTCATACTCTGGGTAGATACGAATAGGTGCCTGTGCAGCCTGCTCAAGTGTCATCAGCTCGTCTCGAACGCCTCCTACACGAATATGCGGTGCTGCATTCTTATTAATCTTAATGTATGTGGTTGTTGGATGGTCAATTACTTGGCATTTTGAACCCATTGAAGCCTCCACGCCATGCATTTCGCAAGCCCAGCCAAGATTACGACTATTGAGTTCATCAGCAATATTCAGTGTTCTGTCAATGTTTTTCAATGTTGACCAACGACCAATGTACGTTAGTTTTTTGGCCTTATCCTCAATACCATACTTTTCACGAATGCTGAACAACTCTTGCATATCCACCCACATATGAAAACGTAACATACGGTCCTTTTTATGCGGAAAAAGTTCTTTAACTTTTTGTGAAAACCATGTGTCAGTTTCAAAGTGGAAAAGGACATCCATTTCGTTAATCAGTGGAACCAGATAAGTAATTTTATCAATGTTGGTTTTGTTAATCTCGTGGATAAACCCAGCCTTTAGAGCCTTTAAGGGTTTTAAGAAATGATGGTAAAACTTCTTGGCGTCTTCGTGCTCAAATTTGTTATGAGGATAACTGTGAAAAATTACCAAGTCCCAATTGTCTAATTCCTTACGAGTAGCCTCCAAGGTATCTGGAGTCATTATTCGAAAGTCTAACCCGTGCGAACCTCTGCGCGAGTAAAACTTACAATCATAAGAGAATACTTCTAATTGCACGCCATTTTTACGTGCCCAAATTTGCATTTCAGTAGCCACCCGTGTTACACCACATCCTTCGATGCCTTGTCCCATAATGACTGCAATTTTCTTGTCCTTTAAGTTCATATTTAGTGTTTTAGTTAGTTTATTTATTGGTGCTGTGTTTTTGCATTTCTTGAATGAGAGACTTACCACGCATATACATGGCCTTTTGTCGGTCCGGGCTATCTGCGTGAAAAGGAATTGCCGTGATTAGCAAGAGGATGGCCAGCTTCTTAAGCATTTCCACGTTATAACCATGTTCTTTTAGTTCAGCTTCCAGAAACTCGGATAAGTTTTCCGTACCTGGAACCCAGTCAATAATCAGCTCGTCATCTTCATTCCATCGGTAACGGTTAGCCATAATCATGGCATACCCACAATAAAAATCCTGCAGTAGCTTACCCATGTCATATCGAATATCACCTTGCGTCCAAACGTTTCCAAAAACTCCGCGTGGGTCTACAAATTTAATGTTTCCGCTGTGTGGGTCATAAATAATGTTTCCTAAATGGCTATCACCATGCATTACCTGTGACCATACTGCGCCTCGGGATAGTTCTAGTCCAGTGTCTAAGAGAAATTTTGTTACTTCCCTTTGTAAGTCAACGTGGAGTCTAATTTCATCCACCCTTTTCTTTGTCTTTATGTAATAGTGCTCAAAGCAGTGTAACGTAGCATCTTCCCATCCAACAGTATCATCAGTGCGTGTATGAAACACATTATGGTGAACTTGTAAAATCTTACGAATAATTTCGCGCCAGATGTCAGTTCGCAAATTATCATACACCAAGACTTCATTTAATGCCGTCCCAGGCACCATTTCCATTCGTAGTACTCCATGTTTGGAAGAAAGAATCCTAGGACAGAACAGGGATTGCTCCTCAGTTAAACCAAGAAACCAACTTTTTTCAGCCTCAATTTTGTTTTGCTTATCCACGTCTTCTGACGACTTTTCAATAGTTCCGTAAAAAGTATCAACCTCCATACGGTTAAATGAACGCGCAGTTCTACTGAGTAAACGTGCCTTGGATTCGTAATATGTGTTAAGTTCTCCACAATCATACCACTCATTAGCATGTGCCAATTCCATAGGACCTTCAGAAGCCATGTATGCTGTTAACAACGCGGCAATTTGATATTCACCTTTATGCGTTGGCCATCTCATTCCCTTTTCCAGAGACTTTGCAAAGGCTTTTCGGTTACAGAAATTGTAAACACCAATTAGTGCGGTATTGACAGGCACCGGTCCATCTGGTTTGTCATATAACTTTCCGTCCTTATCTACTAGACACCAACGGTGTGGGTCCGGTACTTCGTGAACCGCTAAAAAGTCTCGGTAGTAATTAAACTCTGTTAAACAAATAGTATCGCCTAACCAAACTGTAATACTTGATGCATAGTTGTCCAAAGCTTTGTAGCCTTCGTTGATTGCATGAAGCGGCCCCAGTTTTTCACCTTGTGGAACACATTTAATATCACGGTCAGGATAAACACGTGAAACAAATTCGGCAATATCACCTATTTCATTTTCCACAATTACGATTTCACAGACGTCATTAGCCTCGTAAATCTTTTCAATAACATAAGAAATTAATGGCCGACCGTTAACCGGTATCATGGCTTTACTAACACCCTTTGAGAGTGGTTTCATTCGAGTGGCCAAGCCCGCAGCAGGAATAATTACGCTTCTGTTCATATGTTATTTTCAGCTTTAATGATGTTCTCAAAAAACTCTGGGTTTTCCAGTGCAAATGATTTGATTGATAAGTTTCGGTTATCCACATAGATTGGGTTTTCACCCCAAGCCTTGCCCATTACTAATTGATGGTATTTTACCTCGTTATCAGCCAACCACTTTTCCAAGTTTGGCCGCATATGTTTTTCGACCTTTTTTACATCGCCGTTATGTGTTCGCATTCCGCGAGCAGTACTAAGGACGATAGTATGTCCAGCATCATATAATTCGTTGATGCGTGAGATGACGCCCTCAATAGGAGTTGCGTTCTCGTAGTCGAAAGAACCATCTTCACGCTGTGGTGAATGGCAGATGGTGCCGTCGATATCCATGATGAATGTATTTTTTTCCATTACTGTTTATATACTTTTAAGGTTATTTAGTTCCCGTCGCAGTACAAAGGTGTTAATAGGTGACCTGTGGTGAACTGGAAGGTAGAGTATATATGTAACCTAATTAAAGGTATTTAGTGAAACTACAGGTTCACTCTTTTCATACTTTTTGCGGATTTCCTCTTGTAGGAAGTGCGCAGTGTCTGCTGGCCCTATCCAGGCATCAGCTTTTTCAAAGGAGTTAAGGTAATCACTGTTTTCAGTTAGCATTTGCTTCGCCTCTTCCAGAGGTGGAAGGCGTTTCTTGTTGAATCCCATATTGTTTATATTCGTTGGTTGATATTAAATTTTTGACAGTTTCTTCAATTAAGGTTTTTCTCCACTTAAAACTTACAGGGTGTGGTAGCTTGGCGTAGGGAACAAACCCCAAGTCATCACAAGCCTTGTGCGCCTGTGAGCTAAAAGCCAAGACTGCAAACCACTCATCGTGCTCTAAAGTACGTTTTACCCACTCCAAGTCAGTAGGAAACTTTTGGTCTTTGTTACTACCTATCTCGGAAGTGCATTCACCAAAGTAGAGCTCAAAATGTGGTTCTAGGTACTTGAGTAAACGGCTATACGTTGCATTACGACGGTTAATGATGCGCGTAGTGTACACAGGCGATTTTAGCCTACCTGGGCGGTAGCCGTAAAAGTTTTGCAGGAGAATAAGTATCTTTGGTTTCATGTATTGTGTGTTAAAAACTGAGGAGCCACCCAGTTTAGGCTTTTGTTCCGCAATTAGGGCAGAACTTCCATGTTGCTTTCTTCATACGCGTTCCGCATTCCGTGCAGTAGTTGCGAATCTCGCTCTGTGTTACCGGTTTTTTGGACACTGGGAGAATTTTGATTGATGCCGTTTCAAAAGGAAATACCGAGAACGTATCATACGTTTGTGTAAACTGTTGATTGGTCTCTTCACCTTTTTCCACACGGCCAGTCTCATTAAGGACATCCATCTTAAAGCCGAAGATTTCGGTTAAGCCGAAGCCTGCGGTTGTAGTAATGGATGTATTCTGTCCAATAATGTCATTGTTAGAGCTATAAAGGAACACGTCATTGGTAGTGGTGCCGCCATAAATCGGCTGACTACCTGGTCTGGCAGACCAATCTGGGGTTCCCCATACTGTGCTACTCCCTGCAATGTTCATACTGCTAAATGGTATACGTTCGGAAAAAAACTCTACGTCGATATCACCGTTGTGAGAAATAGCGTCAAGAGACTCTGCTGAATTATCCACCTCATAGGTAGAAAAAACAAAGGCATTGTTAGAATCCAGGTAACGTTCCAAGTAGATTCTCTCACCTGGGCGTAAAACTAGACCACTCTCGCCAATGTCAACACCATTGAACTTAATCTTGGCTAATACTTTAAAGTTGTGTGGGTTGTAGAGCTCAATTTCAAATTTTTGCTCATCTTTTAAATAGACGACGCTGCGAGGGCTACCGTCGGTGCGTTTTGGTGAATCGTACGATTTGATACGATTGCGGTTGGTGGCAATGTGCGCGCCACACTTTTTGGTTTCTGTGCTGTAAATCATAATTGTCTGGTTGTTTTTAGTTTAGGCTTACTTCTTTATGTCCTCTCGAACATTCAAGGGTTGGGTGACCCGAAGCAAACATATATTTGGCTCCCCAGATTTGTTTTATTTATTCTTCAAAGAGTTGATACTGTCGAGAGAGTTTAACCAATTTCTTTTTGGCCTGTTGTACCTTGTACCAAACCAGGCTAGGACTACAATCCAGGGCATCAGCAATTTCCTCTGTAGTGCATTCCTCAAAAAATTTCATTTTAATGACAGTGTACTGCTCTGTAGTTAATTTGTTCATTAACATTTTCATTAGGCGGTAAAACTGCTCTCTGTCAATGTCTTCATCAAAACCCGCCGCGTCTGGAATTTCGTATTCTGTGCGAGTATCGCTATCTCCGTAGATATCGCCTAAAGAATCTGCCTTAATGCGTTTCTTCTGCTTGGGAATCCCATTAACGTAGTTATGAACACATGCAACCATCCAGGTAAAAAGTTTGGACTTTTCAGGGTCATATTGCTTTATTTTAACAAAGGCATTTCCCAGAACAATCATGGTAATGTCCTCTAATTCTTCAGGACCATACCAAGGAAGTCGACGGCTGGCCGCTGTGTAAATGATAGGTTTGTATTTTTGAAGAAGAATGCTATAGGCACGTTGATTGCCTTCCATTGCCTGTTTGGCTAATTCTTTATCCTCTTCATGCGTGGTATAATGTGCAGGTTTATAACCTTTTTTATTCTTTGCCATCTGTGTAGATTTTATAAGCGTTAATTCCAATAACTGCTAGGTTCATAAGTATTACAGGTATCGCGCCGATAAGTATTCCATAGACCACAAAGCAGCCGCACGCAAAACTGTTAATCAAACGCAAAACAAAGATGTCTTTCATTGTCATTGAAAGAATTACTAATAGTGATGCAAAGTAACCGAAAATTTCAACCCCGTTCATTTTTTAATTTTGGAGTTTATATACACGAAGAGTCAGATAGTTTTAGCCAAGAATGTTAGAAACCTCTTCCTCGGCTGCCTGAGAAACTGCAAAGATTTTTTCCTTAGCGGCTACCGCCATAGGGTCTTCTGCCTTGTCAAACTTTTTATCTGCACGTAGGCCAGCCATTTTTTGTGCGTAAATCCGTGCTATTTCTGCTTTCATTTCTGCCGCGTCTTTAAACTTTAGGGTTTTACCGTCTAACAATTCGTTGCGTTCCAGTGAATCAGCCAATGCTGCAATTCCGTTTGCAATAGCCCCTAATGATAAATTGCCAGTGTTAATTCCAGGAACACTCACCTCAACTGGGTCTACGCCTTTTAATCGACAGAAGAAATCCACCACGTCCTTAAACAGGGTTTTAAAGTTAAGTGAGATTGCTATCTCTTCCGAGTTCTTCCGCATTTTAAAGGGAACTAACGCGCCATCTTGAAGTTTTGCGCGAGCACCTCGGTCGCCCATACTAATCATCAAGGCATCTGCCATTGATGAGTAGAGATTGCCAGAAACAAAACCTTTAATGTTGCGAATAGGTGTAAAGCGGTCCATTGCCCATTCGCGGTATTCCGCGTGAGTTATTACCATATCTACCTGAATGTAGATGTCTTTTTCCACTTCTACAATGAGTACACCTGTGCCGCCATCAGCACCTTTAGATTCCTCAACAATTACGCCAGGGTATTTAGTATCTGCAAAGAAATGGAAGAGTTCACGATTGTACCAACGCACAGCCTCAGTTTCGGCCTTTCTTTTGTCCACTGCATCAGCAAATACCGGGTATTGAATAAGGTAGTCAATATCGCCATACACTTTTTCAGGTGCCTCTTCTAAGTCTTTCTCGTAGTAAACGCCAGAACCTACTGGACGTACTGCCACAAGTGGCGCAGTTCCAGGATAGTTTTTCTCTAACCATTTTCCATAATCAGCTACCATTTGCTGAACGTACGCGTCGGCCTTCTTTAAAACTGCTGGTGTTATTTTTGTAGCTTGTGTTTTCTTGGAAGTCCATCCACCTTCATTAATGGCAAGCCATTGACCGTATTTTAGCATTGGATTTTCTTTTATTTATCCGTGACTATCCACTCCCATAAAGGTTCTCTCTTTCATGATTTCTGCAACTTCTACAATTGAGTACGGACGAAACTCTGTATGAGTGTCAATACCTACATCCAATGTTCGACCGTTTGGATAGTAATCAGGTATATCCTCGTTGTTTGCAAGACGTCGAATCACATCCCATTTTCCAGCCTCAATCAATTCACGTAGTAAACGTGCAGGAATTTGGTGTTCTAATCGACCGTGACAATGGCCGTGTAGCATCCATGAACCATAATGTGATTTGTTCCAGGTACGCAATGGATAATGACAAAGAATAATTTTCTGTCCATTAACATCAACTTCACGATAGAAGGCAACCGAAGTAAACGCTGATTGAATTTCCAAATTGCCATGAATGTCAGTATCGTGGTTACCCAAGATAAGATGAACGGTCTTGCAGTTAATGCGGTTACGTAGCGCGTAAATGTTATCCGGGCCTTTAAACGCCCAATCACCTAAATGAAAAAGTACATCATCAGGTTGCACTACCCGGTTGATATTTTCCACCATGGTATTATCCATTTCCTCGATGGTGGCAAAATCACGGCAGCCACTTTTATCATCCCACCGGGTTACTCCAGCTACAATGTTTTTGTGGTGGTAATGCGTGTCACTAGTAAACCAAATCATTTTTTATATTCTTTAGGATAAAGTCCTTCCCACCATTCGTATACCGAGTTGCCAGTACGAAACTTTACATAATCAGTGTCATCATTTGTAATTTCTTCCAGAATTTCTGTTACCTGTGTGGTTAACCAGTAGTCCTGTCCGGAATACGACCTGGCTGTTACCGAACCTACCAACATTGAACATTCCAACATTGGACGGTGACCTACCACTTCTTTAAACGTGCGGTCCTCATTCCATGCAATTGCCTCGCTACGCGCTCCAGAATCTCCAGCGCCATCGCCTATTCTTCTTAAATTTGCCATCTTATACCTCTTTTTCTATTAGTTCGTTAAAAGTGACCCACTCTACCAGGTCATCGCCTTTCGGCATGCCTAGCAGAATTTCACCGTTCTCAGATTTTTGAATTGCCACAAAACCATAACCTTCACAAATGTACGGAACGTAGTAGCCGGGCTCCAACCCAGCAGCTACTTCCAGGATATCAAAATCGTGTGGGTAGTCAAACCCTGACTGCTCCACATACTGCTTGCTAAATTCTGCCATCTGCTTCTTGTCGTTCTAAACTCTTTACTGCCTGCAGTGCTACTGCTGCTGCCTGAATCAGTTCTTCTTTCAACCTCTCCAGCGAACCAGGCTTCCCAGCCATGTGGAAATCTACTGCCTCTTTGGCAGCCTCGCCAACCTCTTCGGTGAGAATAGCAATCCACTCCACCGTGGAGTGATCTTGGATACCCCATTTGGTATCCTGGTTTTGGCATTCAGCCAATGCTTTCAAAATTTCTGCTTCCATATTACAACATGTCGTTATCTACCATATCGCTAACAAAGGCGTATGTCATCCAAATTATTAAAGCCGCACCAGAAAGCCCGGCAGCTATTGCAATCAATTCAGGCGCGACTGCGGCAATTCCGAATAGCCCAATCGAGGCAAGTAATGTTATAATGGTCCAGTATACCTTTTTGGCTTTTCTGTAGTCCTTTTCAGGTTTAGGCTTGTCAATGATGTTTTTCATATTTTTATTTTTAGAAGTCAGAGTAGGACTCGAACCTACAACCGTTACGCTCCTATACAGGGGCGCCCCTCTACCAGTTGAGATACCTGACTTAATTCCTTATTTTATATTCAATAGTGTTCCACCGTTCCCTGCAATGGTTGTAGGTAATTTACCATCCCAGTTTGACCATTTAATGTACTCAATGTACGCGGGTGTTAATTCACGTTGTTTAAGTTTCATTGAGAGGGCAAGTGCTTGTGCATCAATGATTGCCTTAGCAGAATCACCCTTTGCAATAGCGATTTTCTCTTGAGCTTCAGCCTCAGCAACAAGTTTTCTCTGCATCGCAGCCTGTGCCTCTTGTACCGCCTTGGTTTTACCTTCAATGGCTTGTTGCAATGATTTAGGTGGTATAATGTTAGTTCTTAGCTGTGAAACTGTAAACCACTTAGAAACCCGCTTATTACATTCAGTAATGATAGCCGCTTCAAATTCCTCACGTTTATTAAAGATTGCATCCACTTCCCAACGGTTAGCCACGTCGTTTACAGATGAAACGATGGCATTCTTTAGCCATCCCTGTTCTATCTCTTTAATGTCTAATCGAAGGTTAACAAACATTTCCCCGATTGCATCCTCACGTAGCGAGTAGTTAAAAGAAGGTTTAATGGTTGCAGCAAATCCACCTTTGGTAATGACAGTTTGTGCATCGTATTCAATGTGTTGCTGGAAGATTGGAAACTCTTTTACCTGCTCTGTCCAATCATTGTAGAAAACCCATCCCGTCTTGTACTGGTAGCTGGAAACTCCACGTTCCGAACCAGTGAGGTTCACCTTTAAGCCTTTGTTTCCTGCATCGATACGTTCGATAGAGAAAGGCTGGATTGCGGAAACCAAGAGTCCCACGACGATAATAACAATGCCCCGCAGTATGCCTCGTGTGCCTTCATCCTTAGCGGCGGTGTTGTCGTAATTTGCGTTGTTGCGTTTCATAATTCCGCGAACAATAGATGTTGCGCCAATACCTACGGCAACGAGTAGTAAAACTAAACTAATCATACATTTTTGTTTTTAAGTTATTAAATTAAATTGTTAGTATAAAATTAACCAAAAAAACCCAAAGAAAAAAATCTTTGGGTTAGTAGTTATTAACAATTTTGCATTTACTTTTGCACCGGGCAACCCGTCTGCTCTAGTTTATTAACCTCTTTTTTGATTTCATGCAAACGGTATGTAATGTGTGCAAGTGATACAAACATTGCAACAATTACCACGTAGTTAATGAATTTTACTTTGTCTTTCATACTTATTTTTCCTTTTTAATTTCAGTTTCTTTTTTGACTCTTGGCTTTCTTGGCTTTTTAGCCGCAGGTTTTGCCTCGGCTGTAGCTGGCTTTTCAGCAGTTGTTTTTTTCTTATAAGTTCTCTTAGGCTTAGCATGCTGTATAGGTTCATCCATTACTACATTGCGCTCTTCCGCCACCACAGTACTCTTTTCTGTAACCGGCTCCTCTTTAACTGGAATGTCACTTTCTTGAAATACTTTCATTGGCACTGGTGCCTCTTTAAAATTTTGGATTAGTGTGGCAACCATTTTTGCAGTTAAGCCGATTAAACCAAGAGTTGCCAAAACTGCAAAGACTTGCAGATATCCATTTACAGGTCGGCTAATAACATATTCACCTACCGCGGAAATTGCTATTATTGTTAATAGTACCGCGAAGATTACGCTCCCTGCGGTTGGAGACTTAATGTAGTTTTTCATTTTTTATTTTTAGAATTAGAGTTTATATACACATAGTTGTAAAAAGTTCTACTCTGCCAGCGAGTCTGGAAGGAAAAGCAGCGTAGGGTTTTTCTTCTGGATATCAATGTCAGGGTAATTCTCAGAAAAAGTTTTGACATCAAAACGAGAAGTAATTAAATGAACACCATTTTTAGTTGGTATTATTGCTTCAATTTTGTCTCCTATCGGTCTGCATAATTCGATACTTAAAACTACTGAAGAGATAGTTGCTGCATCAAAAGTATCGATATCAACAATCCACCGCTTTTCTTGAGTTTTTATTTGGCCAACAACAGAATCAAACAGACCTTGCTGCCTGTGAGAATTGTTTTTAATGCGGTTTGCCAGGGTTGCTAACATTTCCAGGGAAACGTCGGCATGGTTTTGCTTTTGAACGTGAATGTATGCTCGTGCCTTAAACATTTCGCACAGTTGCTTGATTTCATCATATCGCTTTTCCAAGTGCTCAACGGACTCGATGCAGTACGACTTGATAGTTCTTACTGATTGATGATTGTCCCGTTCTTCGGGTGGCATATCCTTCTTTCGTTTAAAGACATAGAGCATGTAGAAATCTCCAGGGTCAGAGTACGAAAGAAGAGGCTTAATAAGTTCTAGGTTATCAATCATGTTAATTATTTGTTATGTAAAAATCAGCGCCGGTTCCTTTTGCGTAGTGAACTGAAACGCCTTTAGGTGTGTGTAATTCCACAAACATAGGTGCGCCTGTGTTATGGCAGAATTCCACTTCCCGTTCCACTGGGCGTATTTCAGTAATGAGTAGCCGTGTAGGGCCCAGAATGCGTAGGAAGGAACCCTCAATATCCAAATCCTCGTCAATGGTTATCTTTACACAGTCGTCACTTGTTGCAACCACTGACCAATCGTGAAGTGCAGGTATCGCGTGCATCTTATTGAAAATAGTAGTTAGTGATTATTTCCTCCACATCTTCGCCTGCCTCGATATAGAAAAGATTTGTAGGATGCACGTCCTTTGTGGAGTTTCGGTAAAAACCACGTTGAACAACTACCTTAATGTTACGGTCAGTTCTTTGCAATGTAACACGGTCGTTAAAGATATTGTAGACCGCCTCGGTCACTTCCACCGTATCAGCTTTGTCGTATACTACAGTCATTAAATGAGCGTTCAAATCCTGACATAAATCTACCGGGATGCCTAATTCTTTTGTTTCCATATTATTTTTAATTTGTTAGTATAAAATTAACCAAAAAAAACCCAAAGAGTACAATCTTTGGGTTAAAAGTTATTAACAATTTTCCGTTACCTGAAAGAACGGTTTACTCCATTTAGGTTTTACTGCTTTCCATGCAATATCATCAGCGGGCCTACCGTCCAGGAAGCGAAAGACAAAATGTTTTAACGGTTCATCTGTTAAGGCTTCCGCATATTCCTTTCGGTCAGCTTCACCCAGCTTTCGTGTCAGCCGGTCAAAAACTTCATGCGCATCCCACAGCAAATCTGAGTGTTTA